AGTAAACACACCAGACGCAGACGACGAAGTAGGAGCCACCTCTGGCCCAACCCTACTCCACGTCTTACCCGCTTCTATACCCGTCACAGATCAGGTAATTTCTAATACAGAAAGTGACAGTTCTATAAGGGANCTAGCTGTAGATTGGACTTGCAAATAGTCACCTGTTTCAAGCACAAGCTTGCCAGCGATAAGGCCAACAGCAGCTTTCTCAGGAACAGATAACAGTTTAACNAACTCAGTCTTAACTGAACCAGACGCATCATACCAACAGAACGTAACAGCCTGAGCGCCACTACCTACATTAGTAGCCTGAGCCAACAACACAATAGAAGTCGTAGACGCAGGGACAGTATAAACAGTTGCAAGCGACGCTGTTGCTGCCGCCCGTGCGTTTTTGAATGTATTAGCCATATTCTATACTCCTATGACAAAGCTAAAATTAGAGGAATCGGATCTGTATCAACCGCCGCCCAAGCAGTAGTGCCACTACCAGTATGAGTCAACACTGTATTAACCGCTGCACTTGCAGCATTTGAAGCGCCTATCCCCAATTTTTTTTGAAGCTCAATATTTGCATCATTAGAGTTAACATGCTGAACATCATGCTCTTTACCCGCTGTATTCAAATCATCGTTTGAAGCTATATCAGTACGTAAAGTAGTTGAACCAGTATCTAAACTAGCTGGAAAATTACTAGCCATCGTTCCTCCTATGGAACCAAATCAAGAGTAAAAATGCCAGAANCATTCCACTGGATCTCGAACGTGCCTGACGTAGTAGAAAAATCTCCACCAAANTCTATACAAGCAACCAAATACCTAGCCGAATNAGCAGNNGCTCCTGAAATACGATCATAAATTACTGCACGCCTAGCGTTACTAATAGTTGAGTTAGGCCANGTAACATCCGCAGCATCCCACGTCAACTTACCTGAACNATCAGAACTTTTAGTAAACAAAATGTAATACTAGATAAAGCATTACCGCCTTGAGTGTAGTTAGTTCCTGTTACTTCATTAGCAAGAATAGTTCCATCATCTAAAAAAGCATCAGTCTCAAAATTAGGACTGTAAGTAGAAGTAGTCAACAAACAATAAAACTCGCCGTTGTCAAGATCTACATTTAAATCGTTTTTAAGAGCATTTAAAAACGTTGGGCAATAGAGGCCGTTAGCCATTAGTAGCACCTGTCCCGTGAATAGGCTTTGGTTTAATCTTTACATCACCGTTTGGTTTTTGCATTTTTTTTCTTTTTACTCCCAGCAGCTTTAGCCGCTGCTTTTTTTCCTGCTGCTGTGTAAGGGTACGATTTTCCGTTTACTTTTGGCATAGTAAAAAGTGTAGCAGATAAGCAGGGGGGACTGGGGAAAGGGGAAAAACCCAGCCCCCCCTACACCTCACCGTTTGTTATTAGTTAGCGCCAATGCTGGATGCTGATTCTACACGATCCAAAGCATCTTCACGGAAACGTCCATAACCTACAAGATGGTACCAACCAACTGGGTTAAAACGACGAAGAGTATCAACGACAGGACCAAACACAATGCTTGGTTCTTCACTAAACCCTGGGGCACGAGAGAATGCTTTAGCAAGCCCTTGTCGCCCACAGATAAGTGTCTGATAAACATCAACGTTACTTGCACCAGCGTCAGCAATAAGACCAGCCCGTGGGTTTTCAATGTATTCGATACCGTTGAAAGTACCGATTGAACCTGCACGAATAGCTGGACCATTCTGCAATACTTGGTAGTTGATAATGTCTGTTACACCAGCAGTAGGAGCCTGGTTACGAAGATCGTAAGAAACATCTGGGTGGATAACAGCCATATAGTTGCCATTTTCCCAACCCATTGCATTACGAGTACGCAAACGAGCTACAGCTTTACGACCATGCTGTGCGTCATAAATGTCTGTTGCGGTAATAGCTCCACGAGATGTTTGACCAACGTGTTGTACATGAGTACCACCGTTAGCTATACCTGAAACAATCTTATCCATTGAATCTGCCATGTTGTAACCAACAATGTCAGCCGCATCAGCGTCAACGTTTAAGAAAGAAGTACCACGCACCAAAGCTGTGGTGATAACTGCTGCACCATACTCAGCTAAAGTAACAGTAACTTTTGAGTCTGTTAAAGCAACAGCAGTAACATCAGTACCCTCAGTAAGAGCAGTAGTCTGCTGCGCCATGTCTTGATAGAAAGTAAACTGAACACCAGAACCATTATGGCTCTGAGCAGTTGATCGCACATCAGCAATCATTTCAAAAAGTGGTTGTGAACGTAACGCAAAATAAGCAGTCTGCTCAAACGCAGTTGTTACCTGATCATTAAGAGTCGTTGTTGTTGTCTGGGCCATTGTTAAAGTCCTACCTAATAGTGAAAGACTCTAATTTGACTAGATACTAGGTTGCAGCACCCCAAAGATATCCTTGAGATTCCCATAAGGCTCTCAATTCGTCTTTTGATTTTGTAGCTTTTATTTGTTCACTAAAATCTACGGGTGAGACTGGATCTCCACCTTGACCAGTAGCAGCTATACGCTGCTCGCTTTGTAACGCATCATTTGAAATACTAGAAAATTGATTAGAAGAACCTAAAAAACCTGCGTCAGCAGCTTCATCTCGGATTGCTTCAACACTCAATTCGCCGTCATAAGCTTTTACAAAATATTCAACACGTCTGTCTTCAGGATCAAGCCCTGCCGAACGAAACATGTCTTTGCGTTCATAAGCTTGCAATCTAGCTTCAGCAGCTTCTGCTCTTTCTCTATCAGCAGAAGCATCTGCTTCCATTTTGCGTCGCCAATTCGGTTTTGATTCAGTTGAACTGCCAGTACTTTCGTCTTCATAAGAGTCGGAAGCTGCCATATGTCACTCACCTAGTTTACGCATCCTCAGCGGTGGTACCTTGGATGGAAGTATTCGTTGCATGGCGCACCTTCTCAGGGCCAAACAACTTACAAATAATTAAACACGCAATAAACGTTTATGTCAAGTATTAGCTGAACCTAAACCAGTTATACCTTGAGAAGCACCCATTAAACCGCCTCTACCTGCAAACGAAACTTGACGAGCTTGATTACGTCTATCAACTTTATTATCAGAATTTAACCCAAACAAAGATTCACCAATAGCCGTACCAGTCATTTCACTTTCACCCAAAACTGATTCGCTTAAACCTTTAACAGGGTTAAGACGGGCAGCTACTTCACGCTGCTGCACACCCATATCATTTAAATAAGTTGACAATTCTTGGCTAAAGCTTAACTCTCGACCTAACAATCTAGCGGACGTACCACTAATTTTAGCTGTGCCAAGAACACGTTTGTTTGCCATATAACTTTTAGTTTGTTCTGGGTCCATAAACATTGCCACTATGTCTTCTTGAGCAAAATTATGTCTAGTAGCAAGCATATTTAATACTTCAGGATCAGCAATACGAGCAGCTTCTTCAGCTACTTGAATACGAGAACGCCATTCAGACAAAGAAACATCACCAGCTATAAGCTGCGTTAAAGAAGTTCCTGTACCTAAAAAGTCTGGGTTAAGACCAGCAGCTTTAGCTATCTGATTGTATCCCCGAATAGTGTCTATGTAAGTTGCTTCGCTTATAACAGGCATACCAGCTTGTCTACGTAAAGCCATGCCTGGAAATTTTGTATCGTACGCTGCACGAACTACAGGATCAGTGCCGTATCTCATTTCCATAACTACAGCGTTAGCATCTTTGCCTTGCATAATTTGTTCGTTAGCCCAGTCACTTAATTGACCTAAATCAAACTGTTCTAATAATCCTTTTAAAATTCCTTTAGCAGATTGTTGTGATTGGTTTATTAAATAGTCATCGTATGGTGTACCAGGTTTAATCGTTTTATTTTTATCTTTAATTGAACACGTTCCGGTAGCTTCATCAAACGTACCGCCTTTAGCAACACATTCATTTCTTGCTCTATCTAAAGTATTTTCTAAACCACTACTAGGGTCAATACTATAACCATCAGTATTAGTCCAATCACCTTGTACAGGTAACCCAGTTGTTGAATCAATTTTTACACGCCCATTATCTAACATAGGATTGTAATTGAATTCAGGATTACCTTCAGTCACATCAGTAATACCAAGAGCGGCTTCTACC